ATGATGGCAAAGAAAAAGAAGATGATGTGATGGCTAAGAAGAAGTGGATTCAGAAAGCCATTAAACGACCAGGGGCTTTGACTAAGAAAGCCAAGGCTTCTGGTAAGAGCATTACTGAATATTGTAAGGGCGATAAGTTATCGACCCGTACAAAGCAGCAATGCAACCTAGCTAAGACCCTTAAGGGGTTTAAAAAGAAGAAAGGTAAGTGATGGCAAAGAAGAAAGGCGGCATGAAGGGCTGCACCATTGGAAACAAGTGCAAGTCCAAGAGCGGCGGCCTTACAGCTAAAGGCCGTCGCATGATCAACAAGAAGACTGGGTCCAATCTTAAGCCACCTCAACCCGGTGGTGGACCCCGTAAGCGTTCTTTCTGCGCACGTAACAAGGGCCAGATCAACAAGTTTGGGATTAACTGTCAAAAGACACCCCAAAAGAGAGCTTGCTTGGCCCGTAAGAAATGGAAGTGTACTAACTGATGGACTACAAAAGCTTAAATGAAAAGCTCTTTGTGTCTCTTATGCGCGATCTAGATGATCCTGAAGCACGTGGTCCCCAGCTTTACAAGGTTGTGCTCGACGTTCTTAAGGAGAATCGAGATCAGCTAGAGATTACGGAGCGTAACGTAGATAAGATCATCGAAGAAAAGATTGATCTTCCTTTTAAATTCGGGACTTGAGGCGTAAACGCCTGAGTCTAAGAGAGACAATCATTTAGGCTGGCCTAGGAGACATCCTAGGTCAGTCATTTAGGAGAATACTATTATGCCTCTACCTGATATTAATAGAGAGCTTTTACCAAAGAATATCCCAGATGAAATCTTGCTTGACTTTAGAAATCATCTACATCAATGTATGAAGTACTTGGGGCTAGGAGAGCCTACTCCTTTGCAGTACATGATGGCAGATAGATTACAGAATGGTCCTGATGAGTTTCAGCTACAAGCTGGGCGTGGTGCTGGTAAATCTGTACTGACCTCAATGTTTGCATCATGGTTGTTACTTAGAGATCCTAACCATATCATTATGGTCTTATCAGCTACTGCAATCAAGAGTACTGAATTTATTAGTATGACAAGAAAGATTCTTACCCTTGTCCCTTACATGAGACATATGGAGCCGGGTCCTAATACTCCTGACTCTGCGTTTGGTTTTAACGTTGAGTGTAGGACAACAACTGGGCAGGATAAGTCTGTGTTTTCTAGGGGTATCTCTAGTCAGATTACAGGTAGCCACGCTGATACCGTTATTCTTGATGACGTTGAAATTGAGAAGAACTCAGAGACGGCAGAGGCTAGAGAGAAACTACTGAACAAGGTATGGGAAATTGAACAAATTAGAAATCCAGGAAAAGGTCTTATCAGAATTCTGGGAACTCCTCAAAGCTCAGAATCCATCTACAATAAACTTAGAGATGCGTACACTTGTTTTAAGTTCCCGGCGCTCATGCCAGATCCTGACATGCCGGGACAAATGCGCGATGTGGATTCTGCGATCCTTGAATTGGATCTTGAGTCTGGTGATTCCACGCAACCGGAGAGGTTTTCAGATAACTTGTTGGCAGAACGTAAAGCACGTATCGGACCCAAGCTCTTCAGTTTGCATTATCATTTGGACACCTCCCTTGCTGACCAAGATCGTTTCCCTCTTCGGCTTAACGATCTTATTGTCTTGGACCTCGACAATGAAGTCCACCCAGACAAAGTAATCTGGTGTTCTGACGCCGCTAAGAGTATGCCCTCATTCGGTCTCAACGGAGATCTTATCTCGCAGCCTATGTGGGTTGCTGATAGTTACACACCGTATCGTCATACCGTCATGCATATCGACCCATCTGGCCGTGGTGCAGACGAGACAGCCGTATGCATTGCCTCCTTTGGGAATGGATACATCTGGGTACATGAGTTACTTGGCTTTGACGGTGGCTATGAGGATGCTGTGCTTCAGAAGATTGTGCAGCTTGCTCTAGAATATCCTCATCTTAATCTTATCAGATATGAAGAGAACTATGGCGACGGCATGTTTGGCTCTCTGATGAAGCCTCATATTGGTCGTCTAGCAGGCTCTCAGATTGGCCTAGAGGGCTACCGAGTCACGGGCATGAAGGAGAGCCGCATCATCAATACGCTGGAGCCTGTGATGGCTCAGCATCGTCTGGTGATGTCCAAGAGAGCTATCCGCCAAGAGGAGAACCAGAAGCAGATCACAAGGCTGTACGAGCGTCGTGGTGCCCTTAAGCATGATGACCGAGTAGATGTCTTAGCTGCATCGGTTCAATACTTTGAGGATACTCTTGGTATTGATGTAGATGATGTCATTGAAAAGAATGAACATGATCGACAGATGAAGATTATAAAAGAATGGGAGGATGACTCCCGTAGGGCTTTGTCACTGATTGGGGACAGAGCTTCTGGGGCTGTGCGTCTTAAGACTCTTAAGCCTCAGGAAATCAATCGTACCATCTTTGGACAAAGGAAACGCAAGTGGCCCTGAATGTTGTAACAGGAATCGGTCCTAGAGTTGGTTCTTCGTTTGTTATGCAGCAGTGCAAAGCAAACGGTTTAAAGGTACATGGGGATAAGTTTATGAGTGGTATCCTGCCCAAGGAAGGTAATCCGGGTGGGTATTACGATGTCAATCCCTATTCAATTAGAAATATCAAAGATGGTGTAGCTAAGATCTGGCCTGTATCGCTAGGTAGCGTAGAGGTTCCCATATCTAAGCTTGTCATCCTAGAGCGAAAAGATAGAGAACAACAATATAAATCCATTGCTAAGCAAATGGAACGAGAGCCGTTTAACTTTGCAGACTTGACTCCTGAGTTTATTACCAAGGCTGCAGAGGCATGGCTTAATCATTGGCTTCAAAGCCAAGACAATTTAATAGTACGATCTTATTATACGGAAGATCTTGATGATTCCATAGACGAGATCGTATCCTTTTTAGGAGAATAACTATGGGTGTAATTGCTGCATTAGCTGTTGGCGGTTTAGCTGCTGGAGCTATGGGAGCTATTGGTCAAAACAAACAGGCTGAAGCGCAATATCTTGCCAATAAGATTGAAGTAGAGCGCGCTAACTTTCAGAATGCTTTACAAAACGATAAAAAGAATTTTGCGACTGCTAGGCAGAACGCATTTAGACGATGGAATAACAGAAAAATTGAAGGGGCTGCAGTTCAAACCTATGCGGATACTCTTCGTTCAAACCAAGAAGCTTTTCGTGTAAACTCTCAAAATGTAGCCCGTCAAATGATTTCTAATTTCGCCACTATGGAAGCTAGAGCTACAGGTAAAAATCTACGTGGTGGTATGCAAGAACGATTTAAAGCTCTTGCAAATACAAACTTTGAAAAAGAACGCGGGATTGCAAGAGTTAATAAGTTTCGAGCAGATACAAATGCTAAAGCTGTATACGAAAATACCCTCAACCAAAGAGACCTATACTCTTACGGCGAGGCTTCAATCTATATGCCGGGTTCTACTGGTGTTCAACCTGGAGGTCAGTCGCTAAACTTGCTATCTGGAATGCTAGGTGGAGCTATTAGTGGAGCTGGCGCCGGGGCCGCTGTTAATACATCAACAGGCGGTAAACTATCAGTCTTTTAAACCATGAGATATATTAATGCCTAGACAAGATACTAAACAAGCGCAACAGACAGAAGGCCGTGGTCGTGAACGAGACGCTTACGGTTTTATTAAAAACTATCAAGAAGGGGGCATGGTCCAGTACTCCCCTACTCAAGTAGATATTGTACAGGGCCAAGCTCAACTAGGTGATATTACCTTTGGGCGTGGAGCTAATCTTATTGGTGGCGCTAATGTCTCAGCTCAAATCGCAGACCTTATGTTTAAGGGATTGGAAGGAGCTGAGGTAGCTGCTAAAACAGTTCAAAGTGTTCGAGACACGCACGATAAAAGTGTAATAGAGCAAGAAGAAGAGAAGTTTTTAGCGTACAAAAAAGGCAAAGATTGGGCAAAGTTAACTGAAAGCGAAAAAGCTGCTTATGCCTCTACTCACTATGAGACTATTGCTGGAAAAGTTTGGCAGACAGAGAATAGACTTGGGTATGAATCTAAAAGTTTAGAACTTAAATCCAGTATTGGTGGATTAGATTTTGAACGAGATCGTGAACATATTACACTAACCACTTTAGCTATTAAAGCATCTGACTTACCAATTGAACAGAAAGAAGCTTTATTAACTAAACAAATTGAGCAATGGAAGCAAGTTGTTGATCGTTATAAAGACGATCCTATTTTATATCCAAAAGCAGTAGCAACTCTCTATGGTCTACAGATTGAAGACCACGCTCGAACCGCAGAAGCAATTAACAGAGCATTCGGTCCTTTACCGGAATTTAATGGATTAGTTGATAGTTGGCTTACAGATAAAGAAGACGACATCAGAGGCGGTACGATTACAAATCCTTGGCTGGACTTTTATAGCTACGCTCGCTCTAAAGGTTCTCCTATGACAGAGAATTTTGCTGATGAAGAATCTTTTGCCCAAGCGTATGGATCTCGTCATGGCGAGTTGTTCGAAAATAGATTACGCTCTGTTAAAAAATCTTTTGAGACTCGTAGTAAATCTTTAATCGTTGCGCAACTTAATTCGGACCTTAATGATTTAACTACAAGTATTAAAATGACTTCTGGAGAACTTTCATTAGTTGACTTTACTGGCGAATTAGGCGTTATTGTTGATGGGCTTATTACGACAGATTCTACTGGACGTTTAGCTAATGATGCAATTGAAACTGTTTTAACAACTGCAGTTCCTTTGTTTGTTGAACGTACTCCAGTGACAGGTCCCTATTCGTTAGATGAGCTTATTGATTTAACTTTAGAAAACGAAGTCGCTCCCTATTTAAGAACACTTGATTTTTTAAGTGTAGAAGAACAAAATACGTTACTGAATAATATTAAAACACAAGTACGCCGAAATTATCAAAAACCAGATAGTCGAGGAACTAAAATAGACATGGATCTTAGCGGCGCTGGTAGGACTACTAGAACCAATTCTGATGGAGCTATTGATTCAATTTCTGTAAACCCTGTTACGGTAGTAGAGCAGTTACCACCAGATACAGCTACGTCAGGGCAGTGGGAAGCCTACAGAGAACAGACAGATTCTACTTTTTTCTCTATGTCAGAAAGCTGGAGTCGTGCTCAAACTAATGCTTTTATGTCTCAGAATGCCGGTTTCTCAACAGAATTATCCTCATCTCTAGGATTGAGTCCTGATTTTGTGTTAGCCACCTTGATGCAAGTAGGAGCTGATTTTGATTATACGTCAGCTGACGAAGCTATGGGTGTTCTTGTTCCTTTGCTAGAAAGCAAAGGGGGCAAACTTACAGATGAGCAAAAATCTAAAGTTCGTTTGCTTATGACTAGCGTTAAAGAGAGTGTTCCTGGTATGCTTATCCATACAATGCATGACGGTTTAAACAGTGATAATCCTTTTGCGTTGATTCGAACTAATCTTATCTCAAAAGCTAATGAATTTGTAAACGCTATTCGAGATCCTCGGATTAATACTACAGATTTAGTTGTCGATGAAAATGGAGTTTTGACTGTTAATGTAATCCCTACGCCAGAAGAGTTGATTGCTAAAGCAGCTTCTGAAGGTGATGTAAACGAGTGGATGCGACTAAATGGATATACTCCAACTCAATATACTTTTGGTACTATTCTAGATAATAGAGAAACAGAGCTTATA